TGGATCTTTTTCAATAACATGGATAGCCTTTGCCACATCAATGGGATCGTCTTGATCCATGATCTCTTTGAGTTCATCTGCTAAAGGTATCTGCCATTGACTGGTTTTCCATTTGAGTATGCCTGCATCTATGTCGTGCGGATTTCTTTTCATGTGTCCAGTACAAATGCTGTTGGCTGTTTGCAATACTTCTTGCACAGACATGGGAGGAGTGTTTGTTTGATTCCAATCCAATGCTTTAATAATAACTTCACGCATGCCCCAACCTTCAAGAATCCACTTGCCTACTAAGCGAGCAAGAGTATCGTTGCGCATTCCACTTTGCACACCATCCAATGACAAAGGCATGTTGTGATCACTGATGATCTTGTTATTGTTATTAAAATCGTATATGACATTCATGTCTTGAGCGCTGAGTGTTGGAAGGTCATCCATTGAGTCCACGCCTAGGCCATCCACCAATTCAAACATGTAATGATCGGACGGAGATACCATGACGTAACCACCCTCTCCTCTTATGTCCAATCTCCCTGTCGTGTTTCTAATTGTGAGGCTGTCATTAATAGCATAAAAATAATGGTAGCCACCTCTAGGAGTTTTTTGTTTTAAGGTTGTCCTGGTTAATTGCCCTGATTCCACAAAGTCACATGCTTCTTGAGTGTCAGCATCCAATACCACAAAACTAATTCCTGTGACCACCGCCCAATTGCAATTAGGAAATTGTAAGTACCACTGCTTGATCTCTTGAATGCTTGGCTGCTTGGTAATATATTCTGACCATTTAACTCTTGGAGTTTTTGACCAACGTTTAGCTATGACATCGTCTTCTTCGTTAGGATGCCTGCGCTTAAAATAATCTGGAACAATATCTGTCTTAGAACCACAAGGTATTAAATGAAAGTTATTCTCATAATAAGAAACCAACATATCCCTGCGATCTTTATCATGGATATCCTCACCTCTAAGGTTTGGTTTTAATTCTAGGGCCATTACGAATCCAATGGACCGTAGATGCTTTCCCAATCGAGAGCACGCCCGGTTAACTTAATTAATTTTTTTGCCTGGTTGACTGAGGGTTGCCTGTTGCCATACCTCCAAGATTTAATCGTGTCAATAGAAACGCCCAGCTCTTTAGCTAAACTTTCTTCTCCTCGTTTCTTTATATATTCTTTTAGTGTCATCTCTCTCCTTTATTAAGAGACACGCTTTAATATAAAAGTAAGGAGGAAACCTTTCGCTAGGGGGGTGAAAGGTGACCATTAAAGCGTGTCAAAGTAGATCATAGTTGCACTCATACAAAATGTAAAGAAATTTGTTGACAATGTTTTTTTTATGATTAAGATAGAGGTATTAAAACTTTGGAGAAGTGCTAATGACTGATAAAAATTATACCACCTTTTGCCTTGAAGCATTGCTCAAGGAGAAGAAGAAAAATCTAACGATGCAAGCTGAGTTAAGAGCAGCCAGTTCAGAATTAGATAAAGAGATTGCATCTCGTCCTGAGATACAAGAGCACATTAAAACACTTTCTAATACAGGCGGAAGTAAGCGTGTGCCATTAAACAATTTAATACCATTTGATTTGCGTGTGCAGTATAAGGTCACACGATCATGGGACCAATCTTTCTTAGCTAAAATTAGGCAAGACATTCCAGAGAATTTATTTCCATTTAAAACTGAGTACGTTGAAGACACAGCTTTATCAAAAAAAATTATGAACGATCACCAGGATATATTTGACAAAGTTCAAGAAGGATTACAAACCAAAATTAATGAACGGCCTTATGTGCAATTTATTGATCCATTAAAAGGAGAGAAGTAATGAGTGAATTAAAAGATTTTATTATGGGTATGCAGGAGGATGCTGATTGGGTTATTAATGGTTGCGAAACCTTTGATCAGTTTTGCACAAAGATGTTGCGCATCGATAGTCAATATTTGCCAAGCCTATTATCCCGGACATGGCAAGAACACGTGGATTCACAAGAAGATAACAGCGTTAACTTTTACGACAGGAGAGCTAGATGAGCTTATTAAAAACTATAGAAACAGGAATCAAAGTGCCAGCACTCAAACTAAACATATCAGGAACCGATGGCATAGGTAAGACAACCTTTGGTTCACAAGCACCCAAGCCAATCTTTGTTAAGACTGAGGACGGAACAAACTTTATTGATGTGCCGTCCTTTCCATTGTGTGAAAGCTACGATGATATCGTTAAGCAGTTGCAAACATTAATAGAGGAAGACCACGATTATAAAACTCTGGTGTTTGATACCACAGATTGGGCTGAGAAATTAGTTCAACAAAAGGTATGTCAGAATCATTCAATTAAAGGTATCGAAGCTTTAGGTTTCGGCAAAGGTTACACAGAGGCTGCAGAACTTTATCGCAGACTCTTACAAATGTTTGATGCGCTACAAAAGAAAAAGATGCACGTTGTGTTGCTTTCTCATGTGGCCATTAGAACTTTCAACGATCCAGAGCGTGAGCCCTATGATCGTTGGGAAATGAATCTACACAAGAAGGTATCTTCAATGATACGTGAATGGGTAGACTTCAACTTGTTTGCAAACTATGAGGTATCAACTCGTACAAGTGGACAAGGATTTAAGGAAGCAACTCGCGCTGTGTCTTATGGCAAGCGTAAGTTGTTCCATAAATACGCTGCAGCTTTTGATGCTAAATCAAGGGTCGACCTGGGCAATGCTCCGTTAGACCTTAGTTGGGATGCATTCATGACTGCTTTCAAAGAATCTTTAAAATCTAAAATAGGAGAAAAATAATGTCTGATTTTGAAATTAACTTAACCGATGTGGTGGAACTAGACAGTAGCTCGATAGGCCCTATGCCTGCCGGGGACTACGAAATGGTAGCTGACACATGGGAAGCAAAGAATAGTAAAGTTACAGGTCACAAGATGATCAATGTGACTTTTGAAGTAATTGGCCCTAAGTTTGCTGGCAGAAAAGTTTGGGAAAACTTTATGTTAGAAGGCAACGGCCTCAATGTCTCTAAAGGAAAACTGCGTAACTGGAGAGGTGCCATGGGCATGGATCCTGATGTGCAGAATTTTGGTTTAGAGGATCTTGAAAGCATGATGAAAGTCCCTTTTAATGCCACACTTCGTATAGAAGAAGGCAGAGATAAGGGTGACGGAACGAAGTGGGAGGATAAAAATGTGATTGCTAAGTTCATTGCAGGGACAGCAACCGCAAAACCTTCCTCTCCTTCCCCGGCAGCTGCACCAGCACCTGCTTCATCAAGCGATGATGGGTTCGACTGGGACAAATAAATGAGTTTCATTGACGATCTACACGACCAGGTTAATAACCTGCAAGAGAATGGAGAGAGTGGGGATGTCAATGGATTGATCGTGCGAGTGGCAGAGGCAATGGTTAATATGGGCCACGCTGAAGCTACTCCACGCCTTGTAAGAGATAACGTTATACATTACCTTCGTCAACAAAAAGACTGGGATAATTATAACCCAATTGATTACATAACATAACAGGCAAAAGGTTTATTCATACCTAACTTAACAACCTTGAAGTGCGGTTGATTGCCGAAAGCACTTCACTTTTTTTGGAGAAAAAAAATGTCAATAAATACAAGAGAGGCTCGCGCCTTAGTGTCGGTGGTGGAGTCCTTGCTGGATTCTTTAGATAAAACATTTGATAGTTTGCCGTCTGAGATAGATCAGAAAGTAAAAGATGCTAAACTAACATTACTAAACGTGGACACAACAGATGAAAGAAAAAACAAATTCATTAGAATCTTTAGATAAAAGAACTTGCGACACAGTAATGCAAGATCTTTCTATGTGCATCGATGATTGGGACAAACAGAAATTAGATACTGAAGCAGCGGTCTTAACCCTGCTAAAGTTCACCATAGATATGGCCTTCAAGTTTACAGATTCCAACTACGATGCAATGGAATTAATATCGAAGGTGGTCAATGACAACCTTGAGATTGAACCCTATGACATGAAAGATTTAGAACTTTTTTTCATGGGTCCCGGTATAGCTGAAAAAAAAATTATCCATTGAAACTTCGATACTACCAAAGAGATGCAATAGACTCCTTGCATCATTGGTTTAAAACAAAACCAACAAGTGACCATGCATTAATTGCATTACCTACTGCTGCTGGAAAGACCATTATCTTTTCTCATTTTATTAAAGAAGTTTTAGCCAAAGAACCTAAGGCCAGGTTTATTGTAATGGCTCATAGAAAAGAACTTGTATCCCAAGCTGAAAGCAAACTAAAGATGGTTTGGCCCGATGCCCCGGTGGGCGTATTAGCTGCTGGCATGAAACGCTTTCAACACAACGCTCAGATCCTTGTCGCTAGTCGCGATACCTTGGCGTCTCCCAAGAGATTAGAAAAGGTTGGTAAGTTT